AAGGGCTTGACGATCCAAGGGGAAACCTTGCCCTCACCTTCATTGCAATGGTTGACCACTACCGCCCAGAGTGGGTTATCTGGGAAAACGTCCCCGGTGTTTTGTCATCCAGCGGAGGACGGGACTTTGGTTCCTTCCTTGGGGCGTTGGGGAACATCGGGTATGGGTTCGCCTACCGAGTGCTTGACGCTCAGTACTTTGGAGTCCCCCAGCGAAGGCGTAGAGTCTTTGTTGTCGCACATTCTTCAGGGGACAGCAGACGTGCAGCCGAAGTATTATTTGAGCCAGAGAGCTTGCGAGGGGATTCTACGAAGAGCAGAAAAACGGGGCAAGACACTGCCCAATGCCTTACGACAGGCACTGGTTGCAGGTACGACCCAGAAACCGAAACCTTGATTACGACGAAGTCTTGGCCTACTAGAATAGCCCCAACTTTAGATGCGGATTATGCTAAACACTACGGTCAAAATAATCAGCACGTTGATAATGGTGCAGGATTATTTGTACCTGTGATGTATCAAAACAATCAGACAGATGCACGGCTAAAGGAAGAGACTCGTACAAGTCAGACAGTACTTGCACGATGGGGTACAGGTGGTGGGCATACACCTCTAGTAGGGCAACCAATAGCCCTTGCAGAGAACACCATCGGACGGCAGCCAATGAACGGCGGTAACGGTGATGGATACACGGTAGGCGGTCCAATGTACACGCTCAACGCCACCGGAGTTCACGGTGTAGCACATCCAGATCACAGCATGGCAGTACGGCGGCTAACACCGACCGAGTGTGAACGGCTTCAAGGTTTCCCAGATGGCTACACCGATATCATGCCAGAGACTCCAGACGGGCCAAGGTACAAGGCACTCGGCAACAGCATGGCTGTACCCGTCATGCGCTGGATAGGCTCTAGGATTGCCCTTGCAACCAAGTAGATCCATTGTTCGTCAGACGCTCCGGGCTTTGAGTAAGGCACCGGAGCGTTTACTGTCTCATGAGGAGATGGTTCTACTACATCAGGCGTGGGCGGCAGACATCATGCCCAAAGAGTGCATGGCTGAGATGGTTCATCGTAACACCGGCTTGTGCAAAGAGATGGCCAAGCAGATACACAAGCAGGATGACTTTGAGGACGCGGTAGCCTTTTGTATGCAGGGTCTCATTACCGCCATCACCCGGTGGGATTCTAGCCGGGGGCTACGCTTTTCGACCTTTGCGATGAAGTGGATAATACAAAAGTATCGCCGGTATCAGTCAACCCAAAGCAAGACCATACGGGTGAGCGAGCATACAATCTACAAGTGGCTCCGTATCCGCAAGGCACACGATCAACACCTACACCAGCACGGCATACCTCCAACCGATGAGCAGCTTTCCGGGTACACGGGCCTATCGGTTACCATGATAGGCATAGCCAGGGATAGCCAGCAAGTACAGCCGGTTAGCATCAATGTACCGGTGTCTGGTACTGATGGTCTGGTCTATGAAGATTGCAGGGTGCTAGGAGCCTCCACAAGCCCCGAGGAGGCGTACATAGCAGATACATGGGCAGATAGGCTGGGCGATGCTTTGTTGTCGCTAGATGACGATAGTCGCTATTTGCTGGTTAGGCGCTTTGGTCTTGATGGATCTAAGCCGGAGACCCTGCGGACGATAGCCAGCAGGTACAAGACTCCTGTATCGGTCATCGAGGCGCAGATAGAATCAGCCCTAGCAACCATCCGGGGGCGCTACGAAGTTGAGGATTTGACTTGAAGCATCTAGAAGACCGGGAGCAGATAGCGCTTATAACTTGGGTACGCCTGATGGCTACAAAGCATCCTGAGCTTGGCACCATCTACCATTGCCCTAACGGGGGCTACCGTGACCCGCGCACAGCTGCTAAGTTCAAAGCCATGGGTGTCCTTGCCGGTGTTTGGGATATCTTCCTCCCTTGCCCAGCGCCGGGCCTGTATGTCGAGATGAAGGCCGGTAAAGGGCGGCTGACACCGGGGCAGGTATCCTTCCGTGATGCGCTTCAGCCGCACGGCTACACCTTCATTGTTGCCTACTCTTGGCACGATGCCGCCAAGGCAATAGCAGATCATGTTGGGTTTGAAATACAATTATGAATCCATACTTTATAACTGAACCGCAGGTGGTGAGTTTCTCCGGTGGCCGTACGTCTGGCTTTATGCTTTGGCAGATTATCCAAGCTCACGGTGGCGCACTTCCAGACTATGTCAAAGTAGCATTTGCAAATACTGGGCTTGAGCATTCAGCCACCTTAGACTTTGTTCAAGCCGTATCGGACAACATTACACCCGTTACATGGATTGAATACGTCAACTCAGCAGAAGGTAAAAACACCTACAAGGTGGTTGATTACAAAACAGCATCGCGCAACGGTGAACCGATGGAAGCCATTGTTACAAAACGGCCCATACTTCCAAACGTTGTAAGCCGATACTGCACGGCTGAAACAAAGATAAGACCTATTGCTAAGTACATAAAAGAATCAACCGGCTGGCGTACTTGGACAGATCTGATTGGTTTACGTGCGGATGAACCAAGGAGGGTACACAGACTAAAGTCTGACGGCAACCGGGAGATTCTATGTCCGATGTATCACGCCGGTCATACGTTAAAGGATGTCTTGGATTTCTGGGCATCAATGCCGTTTGATTTGGATTTGCCACACAAGGATAATTCATACGGTAACTGTGTCTGTTGCTTTCTCAAAAGTACACCGAAGATTCTGCGAATCATGGCAGAAGAGCCAGCCCAAGCAGACTTTTGGATTCGTATGGAGGAAGCCAAGGGGCAACCTTTTAGGCGAGACCGAGCGCCATATAAGCAACTACTAGATATGGCTACCAGTCAAGGTGCTATGGACTTCACAGCTGATGACCTGTTCGAATGTAACTGCACTGATTGATGTATAATGTAGACGTTCCATACCTTTCGGAATAGGCTATGCCAGCCCCCAGCTGATCCCTGGGGGTATCCGAGGTAGGAACTGAAAGGTATGTGACATCATGGCAATCCCTGCCACGGATGCGGGTCAGGCTATCGCCTTTCTCCGGCATCTATTCAAGCCGTATCAAGACGGCTTCATTGAGATTCGACCTCTAAGCAAGGTCAAGCCCCACGCTAACCGAACCACCTACAGGCTGCCACATTGCCTAAAGGGCGAGGAAGGGCAAGCCCTAACCCAACACATTATGAGTCTTGCCATGCGTGGTTACGATGTGTACTGCGGGGTATGTCCAAGGGTTGCACCTCCGGGGCCAGGGCGTAAGCTCGGTAAGGATAGCATCGAGCAGGTCGGTTCAGTCTGGATTGACCTTGACGCTAAAGTACCCGGCAGTAGTCAAGGTTTACTTGACGGCTGCGACATCGTCATTCACACCGGCAACGGGTGGCACGGCTACGTGATGCTTCCTGCGGTTGCCAACTGCCGCAACACCAAAGACCGTACAGCCATCGAGGCAAAGATACGCTCTTGGCAAAACAGCATCATCTTAGGCACCGACCCGGTAGGTAATGTTGACCGCATCATGCGTATCCCCGGCACGCTAAATTGGAAGGAATCAGATAACCCCAAGGCGGTAACCCTGCTCAAGGGCGGGGCGATGCGTCCAACCCACAAGGAATCCTTGATAGTTCGCCACCTAAAGGATGGCAGGTTAGATGCCCTGCTGGCTTCCGCAAAGCAAGGGCAGCTAGGCAGAGCGGTACCCCGCATCCGCCATGCAAGCGGTAGGATAACCGACCTACTGGATGTGTTCTTCCTTGAAGCTGAGGAAGCCTGCATGGCGTTTGAAAGCAACCCCGCTTGGGAATATCGATTAGACATTGTCCGTGCCGACCTGCCGGAAATTATGGAGTATTACTTTGGATCCTAAAATCACATCTATATGGGACATCCCAGACTTTCCCGACCCTAAGCCGGAGCGGAAGCAACGTGAGCCGGGGGAGCCGTCAGGTGATGGCACGATGGCGAAGCTCTACACGCGGCACCCTGAAGGGGGCGGGCCTTACGGTGGGCGTGATAACGCTTTGACCGCTTACATCGGATACCTGCGTAGTACCGGCATCGATTACGATTCAGCGTACCCAGCGGCCCTTGCGTGGAATCTACAGTGGTGTGATCCGCCAATGGATGAGTCAGACGTAGCCGTCAAAGCCGGGCGGGCGTGGTCTGATTGGCCAGAGTCCGACCGAGAACCGCTAACCCCTGCCATGCTGCGGGAACAGTTGGCGGTAAAGGTCGTACCGGAAGTCGAGCTTGAGATATGGAACTGGTGGCGCTTCAAGGAAGAGGGGCAAAACTGCCCAGAGCAAGAATGGTTAGCCGAGAATATGATTATTCACAAGGGGCTACACTTCATCGCTGCCGCATCCGGTTCCGGTAAATCGTGGCTAGGCATTGACCTTGCGATTGCTTGCGCTTCTGGTAGGCCATGGTGCAACTTTATTGAGACAACCCCGGCTAAGGTTCTCTACATCAATGAGGAAATCAACCTAAAGCAATTCTGGGCGCGGTTCTGCATGATGCACAATACCGACCTGCCAAACCTTCATATCATCCAAAAGAAGAACACCAAGGTAGACAAGCGGTACCACGTTGATGCACTGGTGAAGTACATCAAAGATAACGACATCCAGCTAGTGGTTGTTGATACTTTTGTTCGTGTGCATGGCATGGATGAAAACGACAATGGCGCGGTTGCTAAACTCTACGATCGCTTCCAGGAGATTATCGATGCAGGGGCGGCAGTGGTGATTCTACACCACAACAAGAAGTTAGCACCGGGAACGACTATCACTCAGGACACCATGCGTGGAGCCTCAGATTTGGCAGCACAAGCCGACATGGTGCTATCTATAAACCACGACATAGAAGCCAAGACGTATGACGTTCGTACGGTCAAACACAGGCACATTGGGGAGGATGACTGGGTTCACTTTGTGTACAGACTCAACACCGATGAACCGGGGCAGATAGCACTACAGCAAATCACAACGGCTGGAAGTGAAACGGAGGTATTAGATCGGGTTGCTCAGTACGTGGCAGACAATCCCGGCAAGACAAAAAGCAGTATCTGTGACGGGCTGAAGAAGAATAGAAATCTGGTCTGGGAAACCATTGATGAGGCAGTGGAATTGCAGCTGATTGAGTGCCGTAGTAAGCGGTATTACAAGCGGTAAAAAGTGTATCGAAAAACTGTATCCCCTTAAGAATATAAATAGATACACTTTTGAAATACCCCCCCTTCCTAGAACCTACCCCCCCAGCCCGAAGAGAGGGCTGGTGAGGGGAACGAAAGGGCAAACCGTGTACCTGGCGCAAAGGCGCCGGTACAGGTATTGCCAAGTGCAGATGAAAGGTAATGAGATGAAATTAGAAGTTATGACGTTTGAGCAGTTGGGAAAAAAGGTTGCGTTAGATGAAAAGAAAAACGGCAAGAGATATGCCTATGAATTTGCTTTGGTGAAAGCGTGGCTTGCTGATGGTGGGCGTGTTATCCCAAGCCGATATGACGGGTTGGGTACATACCTTTTTCAAGAGGGTAACGACATTAGGCTTAGCTACACTTGGTCACGTCAACCGTCAGGTAAGTTTTGTGTTGCAGATCGATTGATGGATGAAGGATTTATTATTGTTCCAAATGATCACAAGATTCGCCTCAATGCAAAAAGCCCTGAGTGGTTTATGCGGACACGTAAAAAAGGCGTTTGACAATATCCACTGTGTGGGTATATAACGATGTGGCAATAGTGCCAACGACCGGGCCAGTGGCTCAAGGAGTTTGACGATATGGGATTCTTTGCACAGCATGGGAAGTATTCGGAAGGCAGTGGGAAAAAGTTCTCCGTTGCCGAGCAGGGCATTTACATTTGCGCCCTCATTGATTGCGAAGCGGTACAGGGTAAAAGCTTTGATGACCCTAACGTATTGGAACCAAACTTCAAGTGGGTGTTTGAAACTACCGAAGTTGGTGACGATGACGGCCAGCCCTTCCGCTTCATTCAGTACACCAAGACGTACTACGGAAACGAAAAAGCGAAACTGACAATCCTGCTCGATGGCATGGTTGGACGGATGACTAACGCGCAGTTCGCCGCACTTGACATCGAAGCGCTCAAAGGCAAGTCATGGCAAGTAGTCGTAGGCACCCGGCAGAAAATGAACGGGGAACTTACCAACGTCATCGAGACAGTCAAGCCGGTCAAGGTTGCAGTTACAAAGCCCCTGAAGAAGGCTGTAGTCGTAGCCGATGACATCGCGGATCCGTTCGGCGAAGACTAGTGCAACAGCACTACCGCACTACAAAGATTCAAGCCCTCAGCGTCATCGACGACTGGGGGTTGGACTTTGCAACAGGGAACGTGGTCAAGTACCTGCAGCGTTGCCCACACAAAGGGACGGCTAACGCCGACAGCATCAAGGCGCTCTGGTACATGGCTTATGCCGCTACCAAGGACGTGGCCTTTGCTGATCGGATAGCTAGGGAAGCCGAAGAGATAAATGGCAATAGCATTTAGTATCGAAGAAAAGAAAGAACGCATCCGGCAAGCGATGGAAGTTTACTCCACCACCGGATCATGGTCTAACGCTGATAACATCGTACGCCGGCAATCCGTGGAAAAGTGGGTACGGAATCCGGAGCTGCTGGCATACGCCACAAGCCTTGGATACCAGCAGATGTGTACCGATGAGGTAGCCTCTTTTGCACCGACTACAGCACACTACACCGCCCGTATCGCTTTCTCTGGTGCCTTGGTGCATATGAGGGATGGCAAGTACGTTTGCCGGGATGGCGCAAGAATCCATTACGCTATCTGCCACGGACAGATGGTGATGTACAAGCTGGACGGTGCAGGCAACCGGCACCATGCAGGCCCGGCTTACTTTCGCGGTGCTGACATACTCGCTAACGACTGGATGATAATAAGATGAGATTCGGGGAAGTAATACAAGCCTTGATGGCTGGTGGCGGTAATGCCGTATGGCGGGGTGAGTGGGGAGGAGCCGTATTCTTGCGATACTCCGAAGTGTGGAATATCTTTGAACTTCATGGGCCAAAGGGACGGGTCACGCAACTTGAAGAGTTGAGCCTGTCCCCTGGTGATTTGTTTGCTACCGACTGGGCAATCGTTGTTTTAGATCCACGAACCGGGGAGGTTGCAAGATGATACCTTTCGCTATTGGTGCTTTGGTGGGGGCTGGATGCGTGGTGGTATGGTCGGAACTCTATACACGCTGGCTGTATGCTGATGTGAAGAAGCGGGCTAAGGCTCAGGGTATGAGTAAGGATAAACTGCGGGCGGCTATGCTCTGGGCTACCAGCGCGGAGCTACGGAAGAATCTAGATGAGTAGAGTA